TGCGAGAACAAGCAGCTCATCGGCGACCTGAAGTACACCATTGCACAGCAGGACTGCGCTACCCGTCAGGCTATCGCAGACAACGCCCGTGCCATCGTGGACAACTGCAACGCCAACTTCCGCAGCATGATGGACTACTTCACGCAGGATAAGATTGCAACCCTGACCGCTGAGAACCAGAGCCTGAAGTTCGCCGCCTCTCAGGATCGTCAGAATGCGCTTCTGACCACCGTGATGTCCCAGCAGACCGATACCATCCTGAACCGGGTCAATCCTCGTCCGATTCCCGCTTATCAGGTGGCAAACCCCAACGTGGGCGTGAATTGCTGCGGCTGCTAACCTACACACTCCCCGATAACACCGGGTGAACCATCGGGGCAGGGGTAAGACACCTCTGCCCCTGATTTTTTAGGAGGAAAACACTATGGCTTGCAAAACAAGCTGCAAACTCTGCCCGCACTTGGTCATCAGTCAGGCAGTCACGTTTGCCGACGATACCCTGACCATCAACATCCCTGCCGGGTCTTACGCAGCGGGCGAAAAATATTGCATTGTTGTTGCCCAGAGCTTGCCGGACACGACCACCATCAACGCCCCTGTGGTCATTACCATAGGTGCAGGCACGACCGCATACCCTCTGACCGACTGCAACTGCGCTCAGGCAACCGCCGAGAGCATCCACACCCGCACCCGTTACGCTACCCGTGTAGCAACATCTGCAACCGGCACCGGCACATTCAAGTATCTTGGCTGCTTCTGCCGTTCCCACGCTGGTGCACCTGCGTCCATTTCTTGAGGAGGTATAGATTATGGGCAAGACTAATTTTCGCCGCATGATGATGCTCCGTGACCACGATAAAGAACGTGAGCCGGAACGTGACCGCCTTGAGGAAGAGCGTGATCGCAGGGAGCGTGAGATGGAACGCCGTCTGCGCAAGCTGGAAGACGGCAATGACCGCTATCCATACTATCCGCAGGAGGAAAACCGCTACATCGAACCCTACCCTATCCCCCGCTACCCTGACGTAGAGTATGGGCGCAAGATGCCGCAGATTGGCTTTTCGCAGAACGGAGACTGGGACAAGCGGTCTGGGCAGTATGAGCATGGCGGTGCAGACAGCCGTTCCATCAAGATGCCACGCAAGCACCTCACCCACGATGAAGCGGAGGAATGGTGCGACAGCATGGTCAACGCTGACGGCACAAAAGGCTGTCACTGGACACTGGAACAGACACAGGATGTTGCCAAACAGCGCAATATCACCTGTGACCCGAACGATTTCTGGGCTGTGATGAACATGATGTACTCGGATTATTGTCAGGTCGCAAAACGCCAGTCCGTTGACACTCCGGGCTTCTACGCTGACATGGCAAAGGCGTTCCTTGATGACACGGATGCCGTAGATGGCAAGGCATATCTCTACTGGGATTGCATTGCTGATAAGTAAAAAAGAACCCCTGTGTAGTTTTTAACGGCTACACAGGGGTTTCTTGTTATCTCCAAATCATAAAACACTTATTGTCTACACAATCTTGAAGGATTTCTTTGAAGTCTCTGAACCTTGCGGGATTTTCTCTACCTGCATATCCGTAAATAATGCTATCGTCATAATCGCCTATGGCTTTTAAGATTTCCTTGCAAGCACCATATCGGATTTTTCCATCGCAATCAGACTGGTAAAGGAAGTCTGCAATTTTAATCGGAAGCATTTTGCTTTCAATCAATCGTTCTGTTTCGTTATCGTACGATTCAAGAGCATGTTCTTTTTCGGGAGATGGCATATCGAAAATGTCATCAAGTTTTTTATAGTGTTCTCCGACTTCCGAACCAACAAGTTCTGCAACTTTCGTTCTCAACTTGAAAAAGCCGAAATAGCCCACATCCATTTCACGCCCAGTCTTTTTGCATTTGATGGTTACGCCCATTCGTCAATCCTCCAACGAACTTGTGTAGTACAATTCCATATCTGCCTTGTACATATCAAGTTGTCTTTTGCTATCTACAAGCGTGTTAAAACTAAATCCCGCTGCAAAAGATACAGCAGTGGATAAAATCAAGTGCGCTGCGACCCATTTTCCAGCAAAGATAAAAGGAATCTGAATTGCTACAGCAAAAGCATCGAACAAAAGAACGTAAATGCCACGGTTAACCATTTTCTGTAAACGGAGAATATTTCTTTCGTAAAATTCCTTCGACCTCATCATGCGTCAATCCTCCAAGAAATTTTTCAGTAATCTTTCCATTCTATCTTGTGCAGTCTCGTTGACAGAACGATGTTTCTTTTATTCCCAAAGTACAGATTGGGATTTTATGTCAAATAAGTCTTGCGGATGAAATACAAGGTTCTTATCGAGTTCAACTATGCCAACGATAGAGAACTTTCCGGGAACTTCTCGCTCGATTTTAGCCTTTGCTTTATTCTTGTCATTCGCAAACAACACGAACGGAGTTTGAAAGTGTCTGCATTTTTCGTCATCATCGTATTGGATTTTTACCCAATAGAAATTTTCGCATCTCACTTCTCTTGGTGTTGAGTGGCTTTCATCGCTTTGGATATTATAAGTACAATATCCGATGCACTGTGGATGTTCGTATGTTTCCATAAAATTTTCATTTCCGATACGAGTTACCAAGACCGCGTGAACGTCTTTCCAACCAACACGGTCATCATTGACCGTGTTATCGGCCATAACAATATCATCAGGGTCTATCACTTTTTTGCCAACCGCCAAATTCCAATTATTTGCAATATAATGTGTCATCTGATACCAGTTGTCAAATGTTTTTACTTCTTTCATGGCATCTTCCAAAGAACCACGATGAGGTCTATAAACAATCATACGTCAATCCTCCAAAAAATCTTCCAGTTCAATCTTACCCTCTGCCGCCGCAGCCGCCAGAGCGTACACGAACTGCCCGATGGTCATTCCGTGCCGTCTGGCTTCACGGTTGATGTACTTGCGTTCTTCCTCGCTCATAAGGATGGTAATGCGCTTAGACCGCTTGCCGTCACCGCTTGCAACGCCCTGATGCGATTCTGGCATCGGGATTTTTTTCTTTGCCAATCCAGCTTCAGCCAGTGCGCCGGGGATATTGCCCTGTTCAATCAAACGCTGCACTTCTTTTGCCTGTTTCAGCTTCTTCGGCTTACTTTCGCCTAACACGGCATCATTTGGCTGGCTTTCTCTGTCTTTGGCTTGCTTCGGCTTAATACTGCTTAATTCTGCTTCACTTAGCTGTGTATGGCTGTCTATGGCATCACTAGGCTTAATCGGTGTTTGTTCGGCCTCGTTCGGCTTTGTTTGGCTTACTTCTTCTTCCTTTGGCTCACTTCGGCTTAATGGCTGTTCCGAAAAAATAGGCTGGAAATCAAAGCCGCCAAGCAGACCTGATGATTTTTTGCTGGTTGGTTTCATTTTGCTTTGTCCTTTCTCTCTTGCTTCGCCGGTTTCGGTTTCGGCATCCAATGGGTTATATGCGAATCCTGTTCTTCAAAATAATAGAATCCATTTTCTGGCCAATAAAACGCCACTGCGCCTACATATTCGCGGCTACTAAGATAAAAAGCGTTGCTTTTTCTGTCGTAAACAGCAGCTTCAACCTCTTCAAGCGGAAAACTGTCCACGTCCGCAATTGACACAAGAACCGTCTCATCTCCATCTTCCGTATACGGAAGAGCGTCTTTCACGCTTATCCACTCCGGATATGTGTCTGGCACTTCAAAGCTATCTGCGTCAATAGAATCAAGACAAGTCCCAATTCCACAAAGATACTCGCTGTCATTCGGACGATGAAGCGCTTCCACTTCGTTGTAATGGTTTTGCAGATAATCTCTTAGCTTGTCTGCGTCAATTAGCCGCATTGTTATCCCCCTCCACAATCATCTGCGCCAACGCCCTGAAATCCTCTGCGCTGGTGCTCTTTGCCGTGTCCCCGCTAAACAGGCTGTGCCGCTCTGCCTGCGCCTTACGAACGCCCATAGCCGCTCTAATCTTCACGTCCAGCAGCCTTGTTCCCATTCTTTGTGCAATCACAGGGAGCTGCTCTACAACCTCTTTGGACAAGTTCTCACGGCTCTTGTACTGGTTCAGAAGCAGACCTTCAATCTTCAAGGTCGGGTTGAAGTATCTGCGAACGTCACCAATGGTCTGCAAAAGCTGACTCAATCCGGCAAGCGCATATCGGTCTGCCGTAATAGGCACGATGATACTGTTGGCGGCGATCAGAGCGTTTACAAGTGCAAGACCAAGCTGCGGGGGAGTGTCCAGCACAATGTAATCATACTGCTCAGATACGCTTTCAAGGGCTTCTCGCAGCCGGAAGTTTTTACCAATGTCCCGGACAAGCTGCTCGTCAATGTCCTTCAATGCATTGTCTGACGGCAGAATGTCACCAGCTTCGCAGTGCTGGATTCCTTCTTCAACCGTGCCTTGCCGGGTCATCACGTCAAACAGAGTGCATACGTCCTCTGTCTGTGCGCCGTAGGTGTCCGTTGCGTTGCATTGTGCATCGCAGTCCACCAGCAACACTTTCTTGCCAAGTAACTGCAATGCACCAGCCAGACAGGTGCTTGTTGTGGTCTTTCCTGTGCCGCCCTTCTGGTTGGCGACAGCTATGATTTTTGCCATTTTTTATTCTCCCCAGTCTATAAAATACCCGTTATAAACAAATTCTTTCGCTGCTTTACCAGCTTCGATCAGAGACTTCCCGGCTTCAATCGCTTCGTCAGGCGTTAGTTCGCTATAACTTTTCTGTGGAAAAACCCTTACAGAAGCCTGATTTCCATGATGATTGAACCGAAACTGATAATCAAACTTCTTTTCAAGGTCAAGTTCTGCTTTATTCAAAACGGAGTAGGGAACTTTTGCCATTTTATCACTCTTTCATTATTTCAAATAATACATTGGTGCGTCTTTCATGAGGAGCAAAACTATATTTCCAAACCGTTTATGCGCTTCTTCAACAATCATGTTTTCCAAAAGTTTTATATCTGGGCAATCAGATTCCACTGAAAATTCATAAAGAATCGACTTTATTGACAATCTCCCTTCTTTTTCTCTCCATTCATAAATTTCGTTACATAAAGATATTATTTTGTCGCTATCCTGCTGCTTTATATAAGTCTCAATTGCCCCTATGGTCATGTTTATCTCCTTTCTACTTTATCTGCCTATTCTGCTTAATGTGCTACATCTGACTACTTTTGCAACGCTTCAATGGAATAAAACGCTGGCATATACTTGTCTACGATACCCGCTTTGTCTACGCTTCTAATCAGATAGCCAACAGGTCTGTCGGGAAACGGCGTTCTGTTCAAGGACAAGATGTCCTTATACGCTGCCTTTACCGTGTCGTAAACCGCTTCTCTGCGTCTTGGTAGCTTGATTTCTGGATGCTCTTTCTTCATCCACTTCTCAACTACCTTCGCCACGTCAATGCAGTCTTGCTTTTCCAGTTCGTCACACACAGACCAGTCAAAGTCCTCGTATCCGCTTCTGCGGGGCTTTCTGGCGGCTTTTTGAGGTTCAGTCAACACTTCGTTTGCCTGAGCTTCAATCAGCGTCTCAGACGCTTTAATTTTGGGCTTGAACTTGACTGCCACAGCCTTTCGCGCCACAAGAACTGGTTCATAGGTCACCACGATGTCAGACACAGCATTGATTTCATCTACTGCAACGTCAAGCACTCGTTTGCGAAGGTTTTTGTAAACATCGTAGCTCGCTTCCATCGCACCGAGCTGTTCTCTCAGCTTTTTCAGACTGATTTCATGCGGTTTGCTGTCCATGTTCAGCCAGTCCCGAAGAATCGAATAAAGCAGGATGCTGTACTGTGATTTCATCCGTGATGTATAGCGTAGACGATACCGAACGTACCCGCTTTCGGCAATATCAAAAAAGATGGGTCGAAGGTCAGGGTTGCAAGTGATTGCCACAACATAAGACCTTGTTTCCGGCACATAGTCCAATTTTGCCCTTGTGAAAAGGACAAAGCTCTCAAACGTTCCCTTCTCTTTGTCAATGGGAATCGACACCGTATTGCCAAGAAAGTGTTTGATCTGTGGCTCAATCCTTCGTGCATCAAGGCTTTTCAGTCCGAGCAGGTCTCTGTACTCTGCCAACGAGAACTCCACACGGCTACTGTTTGGGTCTCTCGGATTTATTCTTGACAAGTAAACCTCTAGCAACCGAAGCTCTCCTGCCGTGTAATCCCTGAACTTCGCCCAAACAAGGGATTTGCTTTTCTCGACAAGGTTATTGTCTGATATTTTTGGCATCCGTTCCTCCTTATGCCCTATAATTACGGCACTTTACGCCGTTCTGACGGCGGGGGCAGGTCATGCGTTTGCACCCTTCGCAACCACCGCAGGCTTCGGTGGCAATAATGTCATACACAGGGCTGGCAATGATGGAGTAGTGGCAAAGCCCAACTTTCCAACTCCACCGGTTTTGTTCCTCCGTTTTGATGGCATCAGCAGGGACGGAATCCATACGGTCAGACAGTCCCTCGTTGTCGTACCGGGTGATGATATGCCCAGTCAGACGATAGCCGGGCTTTTCCGGGAACGCAAACGGCTCCCAATCCGGCTCCGCTGTCGCACTGACCGCAACAGGGTCAACCTTGACGGCAGGTTCGTCATCTTCAACAACAACCCGATAGTCCCCATCGAATTGACGTTGCGTAGCTTCCTCTGGGGTGATTTCGGTGCGATCGATGTCCTCACCAATCAGAAAATATTTTTTCATAATTCACGCCTCCTTATGCTGACATGATTATACCACATCTCGGGGGACGTGTCAACGATTTTTGTCCCCCATGGCTTGGCTTTTTGTCCCCCATGCCTTTGTCAAAACGTCCCCCATGACTTGTCAAAACGTCCCCCATGCTTTGTCATTTCGTCCCCCATCTACATATTATATATTAAACAAGAAATAAACAAGAGGTTAAATATCATCGTTAAATAGGCGATGACGATAATTTTCAACAATTTCTTTATTTTTCCATTCCAGTTTGTTGACAACTCAACCTTCCATTTGCCAAATAAAGTATTCCCGGTAATGATTAGTCTTATCTAACGTGTACAAAAGGTGGATGAAAACTTTTGAACCGGTGTTATGGGGGACGGATTGACGAGCCGATTAAATGCAAACTGCATATTATCGCTACTACGTTATTTATTCCGCGCAAATATTGTCGATTCATAGCCTATGGGGGACAAATTGACAAGGCGAAGGTATACCCAATCTGCATGAAACGTGTACAAAAAGTGGATGAACGTGGACAAAATGTTCTTCAAAAACTGCGATAATTCGACAATCAGCGCAAAATGTTTTCTTCGTTGATGGTATAAGAATCGTTTCGCTTCATGGCCGCAGCTTCCCCACTGTCCTGTGCCTGATACAAAATCTGCATATTGGGCTGTGTTCCGTCTGGGTCTGGGTCGGTTTTTGTGGCCTGCGCCATTTCATAATGACCTGTGACGGTACGGCAGACGGACACACGATCACGCAAAGTCGTATGAAGGTTGGCTACCATTTCGCACAGAACGGCAAGGTAATCTGAGCCGTGATTGCCATAGATCAGATAGCACAGTAGGTCAATTTCTTGCGGATGGGCTTCTTTGATATGCTCTATCAGCGCATCCCTCTTTCTTTCGGTGCTGGCATCGCCAGCCAGGCTTTCCAACAAGCCAGGATGCAAACAGGTGTCTATGTATGGCTTGGCCGCAACACCGCAGCACACGAACCACTTTATGATAGTAGAAGCATCTGGGGTCATTGTCCCTTGCTCATAACGAAAAATGGATGTCCGGCCTACACCCATTTTGTCCGCAAGCTTCTGCTGGCTAAGCCCGGATTCTGCTCTTGCTATCTCTAACGCTTTTGCCACTCGTATCCTATAATCATCCATAAATACCCCTCTTTCGACAAAATGATACAAAAACAAAAGAATTTAACTGATATATTGTTCAAAATGTGAAACAATAATTGAAAAAAGTCGCTGTTTCAATGAAACAGCGAGATGTGATATAACTGTATTGTCAAAAAATTCCAAAGAGGAAGGGAACAAAAATGAGAGAAGCTGTAATCTGGAACCATGAACGTATGCCGATCATCGACGGAATGCCCGCCAGCGTCCCCGATGGGCAACCACACACACCTGAACCGTGGGAGGAAAGCTAATGAACCGAACTGTAGATAATTTGATTGTCCCATACGCTCGCAGACGGACGCTGGAGCTTGTCCTGAGCCTTTCTGGGTACGAAGCTGATAAAGATGCTTACCTCGAAGCAAAAGGCATCCTGGAACGTGCCGTGGCCGCCTTAGATGATGGGCGTGACCCAGCAGACAACATCGAACGCATTGAGGGACAGCTTGTGGAACTGTGAAAGGAGAAGAAGATGGACTTTACGAACGGATTCTATAAAACCGAAAACCCTGTTGTTCTTGAAGAAGTGAAAACCTTCCTTCAGTCAATGGAACGGCGTGGAGCAACCGTAAAAGACTTGGACGATGCCATTGTGCAGCTAAACAATGTTTCGCACAGCATCAGCACAAACGCTCTCGTCAAAGCAGATGTGCTGGACGATTTACCGAATAACCCCTTTCGTTCCATGCTCAACGGAATGTTACAAAGCAAAGGGTAACTTAAACTTAATGTGGCTCTTAATCATTGTCATTGCGATTTTTGGCTTCCCTGATACAAAGTAATGGATGCGAAGAAAACATTCGATTTTTACGAAGTTGTTAAAATACATTGATTTTACAACTAGAAGATGTATAATCGTATCAAATGAACATTCATTTTTACTGATCGGGAGGATATGCCACAATGAGTGAACAGGAAAGAGCCAAGATTGACCGATTTATTGCATGGCTGCTGGAACATCCTGAAAAGATTCCGGCAGCGGAGCAAGCCCTAGACCTGGAATAATAGAAAACCCCTTGCGCAGAGCTACACCAGCCCGGCACAAGGGGTTTTTATTTTACCGGGTCAGAACCACTTCTTTTTTCGGTTTCTACGGTAACGATATTTTCTGCTGTTGCCATATAGTACACGGTCATTGCCTTTTAACAAGGCCTGCATGAACCAAAAGCAAAAGGCACAGCCGCACAACAAGTAATACACGGGCTTACCTCACATCTTCTCGATTAGGTTCATCAGCGCTTCACGCTGTTCTTTCGGCATAGATTCAAGCTTTTTTCTAATCCGTTCCACTGCTGCATCAACCTCACTTTGCGGCTGCTGGGGCGGGTTTTCTTTTTGTTCGCCAGTGAGAAGGTAGTCTACCGATACGTTGAAGTAGGATGCAATTTTAGAAAGAACCTCTGCGGACAGGCTCTTGGTTCTCCCGGCTTTCAGCTCGGAAAGAAAACTACGGCGAATCCCGATGTTGGCACAAAGGGTTCCGTCTTTGATGCCCTCTTTTTCGCAGAGTGCGTGGATGTTGCTGTACAAGTCCGACATAAGAACACTCCCATATTTGTGCAAGTATACAAATGCACAGAATTTTGTACAAAAGAGTTGACTTGTACAGAAGTCTGTACTATAATACAGACATGAGCAGTACAGAACACTGTACAATATGAACTCTCTACACCATTATATTAGTACAGTTTTCCGTACTTGTCAATAGATTTTAGCAAATGGAGGTGGAATTTTGAAAGAAAACTTCTGGTCTGATTTTGGGCTTGAAGTAAAGATGAAGCTGCTTCAGCGAGGTATGAAGCAAACGGAACTGATTCAGGCTGTCAGGGATGACACAGGACTGTTCTTTGACGATTCGTACCTCTACAAGATTCTTCGCGGAGAGCGGAAACCGGACAAAATCGTCCAAAGCATCTGCCGGATTTTGAATATTCAAGGTTCGGAAGAGTAAGAAAGGAGAAAAAATGGGAGGACTGAACATGGAGAAGATTATCACCTTAAAGGTAGACCTTGAATACCCGGAAGAAGCCAAGTTTGCCATTGACGCCGCGGCCAAGACCTACTCGGATTTCAAGCGTGAGCAGGCGACAAGGCGCTTTGTAGAAAATGGTTGTACGCCGGAAGATGCAAAGAAAATCGCAAAGTTCATCCAGTTTCTTGACCAGTGTTTTTCTGAACACAATGAAAGAGCCTTAAGAAAGGCAAGTGAAGTGGATGGAAATTAAATACTGTGAGCGGTGCGGCTGTCTTCTTGGCAAAGTTCTCAAAACCAAACGGTATTGCAAAGAATGTGCAATGTTGGTTAAAAAGGAAAACCAGGCAGCGCGACGCGCTCCATATGGCGTCGTTCCGTGCGAATGGTGCAAAAAGCCGATGCGTAAAGTATACGAACATCAAAAGTACCACCAAAAATGCGCGAACGCTGTAAAACGAAAACAGATCGCAGACTGGTGGAAAGAACACCCGGATTACATCAAAACACCTTCTCGTAAAGCCAGACCGGAAGGAAACCATACGGAAGAAAAGCCTAATCCGAAGTACAACATCAAACAGATGAACGATAAAGCAAAAGAGATTGGAATGAGCTACGGCCATTGCAGCACTTTACTTGCACAGGGAAAGGTGAAGGCTCCTGATGAACGGTAAATACTACGGCCAGCGGGAAATCCGCTGGCACAGCCGGGAGAAAGACCGGCTGAAACACATCCAACGTAAGCGAAAGATGGCAAGCGATGAAGAAAGCAATAAGCAACTTCAACAAAAGCAGTCCGTGGCAGAATCGCTGGCAAGAGCGTGAGCCTTTAAGACTGGAACATATTGAGAAAGAAAAAGTGAACAAAAATGAAAAAAATCAAAGTCAGAATCACATTCACCGAAGCAGTTCTCGGCACTTGGCCTAGCAACCAGAACATTGCGCGAGAGTTCATCGCCAGCAAGTCCCCTGATGCAAACACTATCGAGGACGAAGTTGCAGCTTTGGGCGCTGATGCTGTTGCAGATAAGGGTATGACCGTGTTCCCTCGCAACGAGAACGGAGAGCCTATCTTGTATGATTACCAGATCAAAGGCATGTTTAAGGATGCTTGCGGTATGCTGGGTCGTATCGGCGGCAAGACCGAAACCGGCAAGAAGAAAGCCGTCAACGAATCCGGCAAGCTGACAGCCTACAAGAAGGTCATTGATGGTCTGATTTTTGTTCAGCCCCGTATGATTCCCATTCATGTGAACGGCGAGATTACCGAGTGCCAGCGCCCACTCCGCGCACAGACAGCGCAGGGCGAGCGCGTCAGTCTTGCCAACAGCGAACAGATTCCCGCTGGTTCGACCTGCGAGTTTGAGGTCATACTGCTGGACGATTCTCACGAGAAGGTCGTGCTCGAGTGGTTAGACTACGGTGCTCTGCGTGGTATCGGCCAGTGGAGAAACAGCGGCAAGGGGCGATATACTTACGAAATCCTGAACTAAGTGCAAAGGAAATGCGAGGTAATGCTCCGAGTTGCAAGGGAATAGCATTGGAAGGCAATCTGTAGCAACGGCAATGCGCTGATTTGACGAGACTTGCAAAGGAATGGCGAAGCAAGGCTCAGACGAGCAATGGAATTGCATAGACCCGACATGATTTGCTCCGCAACGGCACAGTTCGGAATTGCTGATAATAGCATGGCTATGGTATTGCCGTGAGACGCGACGCAAAGGAAATGCAGCGAAATGAGAGGATTCGCAAAGGCGTTGAGAAGTAGCACATCGCTAAGGCTAAGAGATGCAATGGGTAGAATTGATAAGCGAAGGCACTGAACAGCACCGCAATGGCAAAGAATAAACGAAAGGGGATAGAAATGAAAGCACTGATAGAAATTATTTTGATGTGGAGCGCTGCTCTTGCAGTAGTGCTGGCGGCGTTCCTTTTGAACCTGTGGCTGGTGCATCTTGTTGAACTACTGGTCGGTGCAAAAGGCACATGGGGAATCATCGTGGTGGCTGCCGTAATGGCAACTGGCTGGATTTTAAGTTTTGGGAGCAAAAAGGAGAACCAATGAAAACTTTGAAAGGAATGGTGCTTTCCATGCTTGGTCTGGTCGCGGCTATCGCAGCGGTTGGCTGCGGTGATGCGATTCAAGGATGTCAGACCACAGCGCAGATGCTTGGATGGGTGATTGTGTCGTGCGGATTTCTTGCAACAGCTATCGTTCTGTGCGCACGGGCAGTAAGCGCCGAAGAAGAAAAACGCAGCGAACGCGAGAGCCGGAAAATCAAGCGTGTTGCTCACCACACCAACGAGTGGAGGGATGCACGATGAAATGCCCGATGTGCGGTAGTGACAACATTACAACGGTTGACAGCCGGTCTGACCACGATAGCATCGTTCGCCGCAAGAAGTGCATTTCCTGTAACCATCGGTGGTCTACCATCGAAATTGACAAAGACCAGTGGTACAGCGCACTGCAAATCAAAGAGGAACGCAAGAGAGGGAGACCCAAAGATGATTAACCTTGACAGATTCGGTGGTGTGACCGAGCCGGAGGACGGCGTGTACTTCATGTCCAACGAGCAGATGGCAGAAGCCAAAGAAGCCGACCGACTGGCTGAGATTAAGGACTTGCAGTCTGAAATTGAAGATAGGGAAGCAGAACTGAAAGACCTCCGTGCGCAGTTGGCGAGCCTGATGGCTTGTTGATTTTGTACAGCCGAGTTAAGCCGAAGTAAGAACAATGAAGCCTAATAAAGCCGAAGAAAGGAAAGAAAATGGGCAAATACAAGAAAGAAATCAGGCATTGCACAAGATGCAACAAGCCATTTTCGGCATACCCTGAAAACCATGAAAAACTTTGCGCAAATTGCAAAAAAGCAGATTACGAGAAAATGCTTAAGCTGAATGGCTATACGCCGAAGCATCGTCTGGTAAGAAGCGTGGGCGACTCCTTTATGGAACTTTCTGCTATTCCTAATGCGTTAAGCGCCGCTCAAAAGGATAATACCGTTTCCATTCAAAAGACGTGCCGTGACTGCGGCAAGCCTTTTGAAATTACCAAAGCAGAACGCATTTTCTTTGAATCGCATAACATGGCATTGCCTAAGCGTTGCCCGGCTTGCCGTAAAGTGAGGAAAGAAGCGAGGAAGGAGAACAACTGATGGATAACAGCAAAATCCATGAAGCTTTGATGGCTGTTCAGTCAGAGCTGAAAGCCCCGAAGGGGCAGATGAACAAATTTGGCGGTTACAAGTATCGCTCTTGTGAGGACATTTTGGAAGCAGTCAAACCAATTTTGAAAGAACACGGTTTGCTTCTTACCCTTTCTGATGAACCTAAAGTGTTAGAGGGGTGGCATTACATCGAAGCGACCGCAAAGGTGGAAACTCTGGATGGTGGATGCGTAACGGTTACTGCTTACGCAAGAGAACCGGAGCAAAAAACCAAGATGGATGCAGCGCAGGTGACTGGAACGTCTAGTAGCTACGCCAGAAAGTACGCCTTGAACGGTTTGTTCTGCATTGACGATACGAAGGACGCTGACACGGACGAGTACCAGAAGCAGACCACAAGCAGGGCAAGCAAGCCTGTCCAAAAGCAAGCGGAGGCAGAAAATATTCCCCCATGCGCTTGCTGCGGAAAGCAGTTACAGCCTATTCAGTACAACAACCGCACCGTCACTCCGCTGGAAACTGCAAGAAGCACAAAGAAACGCTTTGGGCGTGTCCTGTGTTGGGACTGTGCCCAGAAACAGCCGAAGGAGGGCTAAACAATGCTCAACTCTATCGCAATTCAGGGTCGTCTGGTTCACACACCCGAAGCTAAGGTCACGAAATCCGGGAAGGATGTTTGCACGTTCAGCATTGCCTGCGACCGTCAGAGTGGCGGTCAGAAGGAAACCGACTTCTTCAACTGCACTGCATTTGGCAATACGGCGTTGTTCGTTTCCAAGTGGTTTCAGAAGGGTAGCCTGATTCTGGTGACTGGTAGTATCCAGACCCGAAAGTATATTGACAAGCAGGGAAACAACCGCACCGCAACGGAAATCATGGCGAACAAGGTTGACTTCTGCGGTGGCAAGTCTGACAGCAAGCCAACCGATCGGGCGCAAGGTGCACCGCAGAACTACTCTCAGGGCAACACGGATGACTTCTCTGTGCTTGACGACAGTTCTGATCTCCCTTTTGATTAACGGTTACGCTACCGGAACAAAAGGCGAACCGCCTACCTTATATAAGAGCTGCGCTATCTGGCTGGACGGGCGTTTGGAAAGATGATTACCTGTTGTCTCAACTGCACATCACGCCACCAAGCTTGCCACGACACCTGCGAGAAGTACAAGGCAGAGAAGAAAGACTTCGAGGAGCGCAAAGCGTTTGTGTATGAACTGAACCACAGCCAGAGCGTGTACCACCGTGATTACGAGGATAAGCACCGGGAACGTGGCAAGAAGCGGTTTCTCGGAAGTGAATTTAGAGGTGAGCGAGGATGAGCAAAAGAAAGTATAAGCCGGGCGGTTACATCATTTCACTTGATGAATTGATGAAGCAGGAGTTTGTTTACTGCGCCGGAAAACTTGTTCACAAAGGCTGGTTTGGTAGCTGGCAACTGCGATATGCAAATAGCGAACTTGCCCGACTGCGTATCAGAGAAGCCAAAAAAATCGAGGACAACGCATGAACACCGGCAAGCAGTTTGAAGCAGACTTCAAGGCATCCGTCCCGTCCGATGCGTGGTGCTACCGCCTGAAAGACAGTGCTGCCACCTACTACGGTGGCAACGAGAACCTGTCCTTTTCCATCGACAACATCTGCGATTTCCTTGTGTACCGATACCCGATGAACCACCTGTTTGAACTGAAAACCATCGAAACGCCCTCTATCCCTCTGGAAAAGGTTTTCGGTAAGTACGACAAGGCAAAATGCAAATACCGCAAGGAAAAGCACATCACTGACATGGTGGAAGCAATGAGGTACGGCGGTCAGACCGCCCATTTGATAGTCAATTACCGGGCGGTCAGCCGCACCTTTGCAATCCCTGCCAACAAGGTTCTGGCGTTCCGATACAACGAGAGCCGCAAGAGCATCCCATGGCAGTGGGCAGAGCAAGAGGGGATAGAGGTCAAAGCAAAAAGGCTGCGTGTCCATTGGCGATATGACGTGGATGCGCTGCTAAAGAGATTGGAGAAAGAAAATGGCAATGGTATGCGATAAGTGTGGCGAAACGTTTACGCTTGAAGAATGGAACAAAATAAATAGGAAAATTGAAGTTCGGCCAATAATTGGAGGGGAAGAAGGGTGGGGCGTTCTTCTTTGCCCCTCTTGCATGGCAAAGCTGAACGACTGGCTAACACCTGATGAACAGAAGCCCGACACTGAAAACAAGAACGAATGGAAAAACATGACTACTCAACCGCAATATGGCGCGGCTGTCGAAATAAAGCTTGAAAATGGAGACCTCGACATTGCGTACCGCAGATATAACGATAAACGCTGGTTTCAAAGTAGTGGTGAATGGGTTTCAAGTGATGTCAAAATTGTTGCATGGCGATACATCGACTGAAAGGAGAACAGAAATGAGCGATAAACGATTGATTGATGCGAACGCTTTGCACAAGCGCATTGAAATGAACCTTCGTGCCAGCAATCCGTTCACTATTGAAGAATGCTGCTATAAGGATGCCCTGAACAGCGTGGACGAGGCTCCCGACATCGACCCGGAAACACTGCGGCCGGTGGCGCACTGGGAAGAGAGCGTTTGCTTTGACGATGCCTTTTGGGTGTGCTCGAACTGCAAGTTTCCTAGTGAAGCGATAGCTGCACCCCGTCTTTATCACTATTGCCCGAACTGTGGCGCAAAGATGGAGGAATTATTGAAATGAAAAACAAAATAAATCACCGTTTTATCCGCTTCACAATCGCAACCGTAGCACTACTGCTCACGCTGCTCTTTACATCCTGCCATCCGACCGCCGCTAAAGCCTCTGCTAAAGCGGAAGAAGCTAGCAAACCGTGTTATCACGTCACGGTCTATTCCCCTGAAATCGAAAAAGTAGGCTACGGTAGCGCACGGCATCCAAAGTACACCATTACGGTGGAAAACTTTAGTGAGCTGATTCCGAGCGGTATCAACAGCTCTAATGTAGGAGATTACAAACTACTCAAAATACCTCTGGGAGACGGTCGATTTGAGCTTGTATCCACTTCAATGGTTGAAATCGAATACTACTGAAAGAGGTAGAGCTATGCAAAAGAAAATTTCAGACATTCTGCCCCAGACCGAAATCTTAGCGCAGTTGGCAGAAAAAGCATCCGAACTGGCACAGACTGCGTTGAAGCTGCGCCGTGCGCTGGATGGAACGATGTAGCCTTTGATCTGATGCGGAAAATGCAGTACGAAAAGGAAGTCCGCTGGCTCTCTCGCCTTGAAGCAAAGGAGAATAAAAATGGCTGAATATTATGTTGGATGTGGGCCATTCGGAACCATCTATGCCGGAAAAATAACACCACCTCGAAAAGATGGTTTGCAGATGTGGAAAAACAAATCGGATGTGACTGACGGAGCAATCGAAGCGGTCGTGAACCATTTCATTATAGAAATGGATCGTGACGATAAGAACAAAATTCAAAAAGCATGGGGAGTTCGTGGCAATAGAACGCTAAAAGTCACGTTTGAGCTTGTCCCAAACACAAGGAGCAGTCGGATGAATAAATTCGGAGACTGCCCGGTGTGTGGCAAGAAGATGGGGGACTAACGATGTACGATTGCTCAAAATGCCCAGCACGTCAGAGCTGCATTGCGGCAGCGCAGCCGGGTTCCGTTTACTGCGTGATTAAGCTGATGCAAACCGGTGCGTCAAAGGCAGACATGGAATCTGCCACGCCACGGCAGCTTCCGGACTTCTGCCCCTACTGCGGGAAGCCGCTGTGCATCATCGGAAGCGAGCGATTTTGCAATAACCTGCGCTGCCTGAACCGATACCAGCCGATGGGACGGTGACAGGTACTGGGAGATGGTCGGACAGTTCAAGAACGAGGACATGACCCCTGACAAGTTTGCGGATTACATCACCGCAAAGTCAGAACAGGTCGAAAAAGAGTTGAGAGAAAGATGGAGCTAATGAATAAGGAACAGCTTGCAATCGCACGGTTGCAGGGCGCTGCAAGGCTGTCAGAGCATCGGTACGATTTGATGGAGGATAACAATGTTTGATTTTGCAAATGAGTTTTTGGGATTTATGAATCAACGCCCTCGTTATGAACGAGAACTAAAGGAAGACACTATCAACGGATACCACATTGATACTTGTGCCGTTGACGATAGAGATTGGAATTACGAAACGGCGATTCAACACGAACAATTTAGGGGCGGGGAGTGGATTATTGTTCGAGGATATGACAGCAAAGAGGAAGCAGAAGCCGGGCACGATATGTGGGTAAAGAGCGCAAAAGCTGGTTTCCAAAAGCTGTACGATGTATTTGAAGAAAAGATTTATCCGAAAGAAAAGCAAGAAGAAAATCCGGTTCATTTTATTTTGACCCATTCTTGCGATAGATGCATGACATCCGTGAAGCATGAAGCGTATATGAAAAAGAAGGAATTTCAAGAAGAACGGTTTTGCCCGTTTTGCGGTGAGAAACTTCACATGAGAGAATTTAAAATTATGAACAGGTGGTAACGATGATGTTTGAATTTGTAACCCGCTGGCTTGTCTGCCTAGTCCTGCTGGCGGTAGTGGTTCAGTCCGAACGGGCAATCAAGGAAATGGCAGACAACCTGCTTGAGGAACGGCAGGCAATGCTTGTCTGGCTGTTCGTCAACGTGTGCCTAGTAGTTTGTACGGCGGTTGTGATGGGGTGGAAATAAAAATGGAGAACATCATTTTGAAAGCACTTTGCTTGCCACTTGTTGCACTGGTTATGATTTCTTCCTATATGACAACTAGAATTGATTGGCATGATGACGATTGGTTGCTAATGGTATGTATTCTGGCAAGTATGGTGCTTTCAATTGCATTTTCGCTAATTATTTGGTTAAGGTAAATGATGATGGACAACGAACTTTACTGCCCGATGAAGATGACCAGCAATCCGCTTGGTCGGTGCGTCTGCGAGAAAGAAAAGTGCGCTTGGTGGCGACAGTTGGATAACTGCTGTTCCGTCTGGCAGATTGCATGGAAGCTGGACAGCATCGAAACGAAAATGAAGAGGTGAGAGTATGAACGAGTGGATTAGTGTTAAAGATAGACTTCCTGATATTCCGAAAAACGATTTTGCCAGCGATTATGTTCTGGTTCACGATGAAAAAGCTGGTGACTGGGTAGCCTATTATGATGCAAACGGTGGTTGGTGTGAAGCAAGAGAGTGCATCCCATTCAAAAATGTTACACATTGGATGCCACTCCCAAAGCCACCGAAGGAGGTCTGATACATGGCAACACCCCCGAAGCGTGGTCGTGGCAGACCGCCGCTGACCGAAGCTGAAAAGAAAAAGCGTGAGAAGCGAGCACAAAAGGCGAAAGAGCAAGCCGCTGCGAAGCGTGAAAAAGAGCGTGAGAAGAAGCGGATACAGAACCTCAACAAGAACAAGAGCATCCGATCACAGGTCAGTAAGAAGGTAAAGGAGCAACAGGCGTTGGCTATCGAGAAGCTTAAGATGATGAACACAGGGGATTTGCAATCAAGAATCGGTGATGAAGAGGACAAGAAAGTTGTCGGAATGATTGCTGCAAAGTATTTTGGTGACCTTCCGAGCGTGGACATGAACAACCCCATTGAAGTGCAGCAACGTCTTGACTTCTTCTTTGACGCTTGCATCGAAGCCAGAATCTCCCCTGTGGTGGAATGGATTGCACTGGTGCTGGGCATCGAATGGCCTAGCCTGAGACAGATTATGGCGGGCAAACGCCGTGACGATAGCTTACAGCAGAAGTACATCTTAAAGCTGATTCTGCAAATGCAGTCCATGTGGGCGTACAACGGTATGTATGGTCAGGAGAACCCGGCAGAGTGGATTTTCCGAGCCAAGAACTACTTTGGTATGCGTGACAACGTGGAAGTTACCGTTGCGCCGCCTGAACAGCCGTTGGGCGATGCCCAGAGCGCAGAGCAACTCGCCCAGAAGTACCAGACGGCTTTGCCGAAGGGGATTGACGTGGAGTACAGAGAGGTAGCGGAAAATGAAACAACGGTTGGTTGACTTCTCCGACCCGATTCTGTCAGCGGCGCTGTTTATCTTGCTGAAAGACCGTACGACCGGCAAAAACATCATCTGGGCGACAGAGCCACCGCCTGAACTGGGTGCTGGCTTTGCGGATGAAATCACGTTAGAACAAATCAAGAAATGCCCGCCAGTGCCACGAGTTCTCAAGCGTCTGGATGAGCAGAAGAAGAGAACCAAAGCAAAAGCAGAGGTTTTCACTCCTTCTTGGGTCTGCGAAAAGATGATAGACATGGGCGAAGAAAATGGTGCGATGCCCGATATGAAGAAAGAGCCTATCAAGTACATCCATTCGACAGTCCTTGAAATCACCTGCGGAGAAGCACCGTTCCTTGTGAACCGATACGACACGGTAACAGGCAAAAAGATTCCAGTACCAAGGCGGAAAGGACTGTTTGACCGAAAACTGAAATGTGTAAACAACTGGTTTGATTGGAATGTCTGGACATGGCACGATGTGGCAGAGGACGCAGCGACGACTACATACGGCTATGAGTGGCAGGGTGACAGCCTGTTGCTTGCAAGAGCAAATATGCTCCTGACATGGCGAGAGAACTTTAAGTGGCTGTTTGGCATAGAGCCTGACGCTGGGAAGGTTCGCAACATGGCTGCTATCATCTCATGGAACATCTGGCAGATGGATGGGCTGAAAAAGACCGTGCCCGGAACAAACATTCCTTGCAAAATCAAAGACTGGAAAGCCGACAAAGAAATCCTGTTTAAGGATGCTAGGGAGGAAAAATAAAATGAGCAGTTCCGTAGAATATGCAAAATCAGAACTTGCACGTATCACAAAAGACGGAGACGGGTTGCAGGATGCAATCAATAAAAACATTCTTGATATTGTTGAGCTTTTTGCAAGTCAAGGACACGGTGAGATTTCCGCTGGATATACAATGTCTATTCTTGAACGTCTTTTACGGTTCAAGCCACTCACTCCGCTGACGGGCGAAGATGATGAATGGACAGAAGTGTCGGACAAAATGGGACAAAGATGCTTCCAAAATAAACGATGCTCAAGCGTGTTCAAGACCACTGATGCACAAGGTAACACGATTGAAGTACATGACATTGACGCAATCGCTTATTCCGACAACGGTGGTCTTACGTGGTTTACAAGTAGCCGCTTTCGCAAAAACGTGACGTTCCCCTATGAGCCACCTACGCGCCCGGAAAAAATCTATATTGAATACACGGAAGATGTTCCGCTTGGCTGGTCTGGCGACAAGTATGAGATTATCACTGACGACAAGGAACGTATCGAAGCGTTGAGAGCTAAGATGCAGAAGAAATTTGATGAAAAGGAGCGCTAATGCAAACTGACAGAGGAATCTACCACAAGCGAGTATGCGACCGCTGCGGAGCGGTTCTTGGCGGCAGGATGATGAACCCTGACGAATACTTCAAGGACTGGGCGTGGCGCAGGGACACAGGCGACCTTTGCCCTGAGTGCTATGAGGAGTACAAGCGAGTGATCGGGCGGTTTAATGGGGGAAAGAGAGGGCAGAGAAGATGAAAGATTACAGAATCTACCGATGCAAGCGGTGCGGTGAAGAAATCATTGCAAAGGACATTGAAGTGCTTAGAACTGGACAGCTTGAACGTATCTTATCAGCAGAAAGCATTACTCTGTTTGCGTTTGAGAACAGCTTGATTCACCACTGCCAGAATAACAGCATTGGCATTTGTGAGCTGATAGGATGGGAGGCGAAAAAATGAAAAGATGTTCCGTTTGGCGTTGCAAGCAATGTGGTCTGGTTATCTACAACGCCGAGAGCGCAAAAATCTATGATAATACCTTTGACGAACTTTTTAGCTCGAACACTGTTTGCAACAACCTTACAGGGTTCGATTTGCCAACCGTTAAATATACGCATCGTTGTGACCCTCAAACAATTGGATTGTGTGATTTTATTGGATGGAGGAAGCAAGAATGAAATACAAAGTCGAAATTGTGGCCTATGAATCCTATGGAGAAATCAATCTTGGAACTTTTGATGTTGAAGCTAATAATGAAGAAGAAGCTGAGCTGAAAGCTCGAAAAATGGCGAGGAAGAAGCATCCGAATCTCGAGGATTTCGACGTTATGGCTTTGGAGATGATAAAATGACCTACTGTACCACCGAACATTGCTCTTGCATGGGCATCAAGCGGTTCTCCGCTGGTAAGGCTATCCGATGCACGGCAGAATCCTGTAAGAACAAATCCGAGCCGTCCTGTGGCTCTTGCAAATGGTACGCAGAGCCGGAGGGCGTGTGCGTGAACGACCAGTCAGAACACGTTGCAGACTTCGTGTGGGATGAACGTGGATGCAAGGAATGGGAGAAGAAAGATGAAACGTCAGCAGACCTATAAAGGGCTTATTGGCAAGGGCTGGTACGACCAAAGCGAGTTTAGCCATCAATTTGCAGCGTGGGCAAACCACCGCAATAACTGGGCTATCCGAAAGGCTGACAATCGCAAGCTGGCAAAGGCAAGATTGAAGCAGATTGAACGCCAGCAAATCAGAAAGGAGCTGGACGAATATGACAGCAGGGGAGAAAATCAGGAAGCGCAGGCTTGAACTGCACGTCAAGCAGAAAGACCTTGCGAACAGAATCGGTGTAACAGCCGCTTTCCTATCGGCTATTGAGTGCGGGAAACGCAAATGTAAAGAGACGTGGCTTTTCAGAATCGCAACCGTCCTTGACTGCACCATATATGATTTGCAAGATGACGAGCCTAAAGGCTTGATTGACCCCGCTAATGACGACTTCGGAGCAATCTGCAACTGCGCTGTCCGCTACTGCTTGGGCAGACGGTCATATATGCCTAGACTTGTTTGCGGATACATCACGCCACTTCTGCCGGAACTGACGAGCAAGACGCTTGACTGCTTTGAACGTGACATTGCAGAACGAAAGAAAACAAGCTTCGGCTTTGGCGATTCCTGCGACTATGAGACGTGGGATGCGTTTTACAAAACGGTTTGCAAGGAGATTGAAGGTAGAAATGGCAATGCTTGATATTGCATTAAAAGCAGTTCAAATCATAGCTTGCTCTGTTATTGCGATTCTCTTGATTCCTCACAATGCGCTAGAAAAGCAAACGTCTATTTGCGACCGGTGCAAGAACCTATATTATAAGCGTTCCGCAAGAGATAGAGAATATTACAGATACGTTTGCAAAGTGCCGTTCAAAAAGCCGTTTGACATTCCACCTGAATATTGCGCAAATTTTGAAGAAAGGAAAGACAATGGCTAACACACTCTGGCATCCAGCAAGCGAACAGCCACGAGAGCGGACGCAGCCTTTGTTGCTTGCGACTAAGACAACGTGGCGTGATAAAGATGGAAAAATGTTGCAAGGCTTCTCGCCGACAGCGTACTTCCTAGGCTGTTACGCAGACGGTCAGTTTTGGGATGAGATAGGCGAAAGGCTGCCGGAAGGTGTGACGGTGACGCATTGGATGGCGTTTCCGATAATATAGGAGGGCTAAACATGACAAATAAGAAGTTTGGCATCATCATTATGGACTTGAGCCTTTTCGACTTTGGGCCGAAACCGCCTTGTGGGTACATCAAGGCAAAACATATCCGTCCAGCGTACGGCAAAGGCGAAAGGCTTGTAAAGGTGCATAAGCGAATCACGAGAACGAGAGAGGGATTCAGAAAATGAAAAACTTGTCAAAGAAGCACCTGAAACAGATTTACAGGCGCAGAAACAATTTCACTATTCTGAGCCGGTTCTTCCACTCTGCACCAAGTAATCGAGTTGATTACAGCAAAATGATGGACTGGCGTTGGAGCATGTGTACAAACGTCCACTACATGATTCCGGGTAAGAAAATTAAGAGAAGGAGCAAAAGGACATGAGCATGGACGAAAAGGGTAAAAAAATGGAAGAACTCAAAAGATGCCCGTTCTGCGGCGGGAAAGTGGCTATTGCAGAGACAGGGACTGATGCAAAGAAGTGGATGTTTATTTCGAGAGCGCACGGAGAAAACAAATGCACTTGCCGTGTTTTTATGGAAAGTGGGGAGTACTGGTTTGATTGCTCCGAAAAGGATAAAGAAAGAATTAAAGCCGACCTTATCGAAGCATGGAACAAACGCTACAAAGAGGATTGAGCATGGACAAAAAACGAGACATCTTTACATTCCAACGATACTACTTTGAAGCCATCTCCACACTCAAAAGTAAAGAGAAGTTGGAACTCTACGATGCAATCTGTGCATACGTTTTTGAAGAAAAAGACGCAACTTTGAACTCAAAAAAAGCAGAATCTTGTTTCATTTTGATTAAGCATGTGCTCGATGAAGAACGGAAAAGAAGCGATATTGCGTCAAAAAGATGGTCTACACGAAAGTCAGCTCATCCTCATGTCATAAATGAGATGAAAGTCAGCTCATCTATGGGTTCAAAGTCAGATGACAATGAGCCCATCGTATCAACTGACGGTCAGATGAACGTCAAGACCCTGCCGGAGAGTGCAGTCAAAAAGAAACCTGACATCTTCTCCGACTTTGCTCATGGCGATAAAGCCTTGCTGGAATCCCTGCGAGAGTTCGCACAGATGCGAACAAGAATCAAAAAGCCTATGACAGACCGGGCGAAACAGATGCTCTGCAACAAGCTGGAAAAGTTTGATCGGCATGATTGGAAAGCCATTCTCGACCAGAGCATCTATGCCGGATGGCAGGACATTTACGCATTGAAACAGGATGACCAGTACGAGCAAAGTACGGAGATGGAGTTTCCTAGGCTATGACAATGGACGTTCAAACGGTATTTATCGGCGCGCTGATGCTCTGCAAGCTGGGCGTTGTGGATGAAATCATACCAGACCTTGAACTTGACTTGTTCAGACCTGAGCTGAGAGACGCTTTTGCGGCTGTTCAGGGCTATTGGACGGCTAGGGGTAAGATAGATATAGTCGAGATAAACACGCAGCATCCAGACGTAGCGCAGACGCTCTTGGCGTGTGTACAAACCTGTGAATCAGAGTGTGTGCGAATTGACAGGGAGCAGATGCAGCGTTGGGTACAGCTTATCAGAGAACAAGCTGCGCTCACTCGTGTGCAAGGTCTGGCATTTCAGATGACCAGCGAGCTTACAGACTATTCTGATCTATCAGACATTTACCAGCAGATGGGCGAGGCAATGAGCCTGAAAGCTGAGGAAGAAGATGCGTGGACATACGAGGATGTGCTGAACGACTATGTGCTTCACATGGACGAGAAGCCTGTGTATATCAAGACAGGCCTAGAGCGTCTGGATGAAGCGCTGCACATCTCACCGGGTGATTTCATCATTATCGGCGGCAGACCGTCTGCGGGCAAAACAGCCCTGTCCTTGCAAATAGCAGCAAGCATGGCAAAGCAGGATTACACCGTGTACTATTTCAGCTTAGAAACCAGCAAACGCAAGTTGGGCGCACGTCTGATGGCTAATCAAATATACTGCCCTCTGGACACAGTGAAAAATAAGGCGGTCAGCTTGAATGAGATTGACGGACAGGCAAAGAACATGAAGATGCCCTTATATATCCGCTCTGCTGCCGGAAAGAACGTGGCGTGGATGAAGGCTCAGGCTCTGCGTAAAAAGGCTCAAGTCATCTTCGTAGACTATCTTCAACTCATCCACGAAACAGGCGCAAAGGACAGATATGCTGCCATTACAGCCATATCCATTGCCTTACACGAGTTGGCGCAGACCACAGGCATTGTCGTGGTGGCACTGGCACAGCTTAATCGAAACCCATCCAAGCCCGGAGCAACGCCTACCAACTCCGACTTGCGAGAGAGCGGACAGATTGAACAGGACGCAGATGCAATCATCCTTCTGTCCGGCGATAACCCTGAAAAGTACCTGTTTCGACTAAGCAAGAACAAGGAAGGCGAGATAGGCGACCTTCCCATTACGTTTAACAAGCAGATTCAACGGTTTCAAGAGTATACTTGGATGGATTGAAAGGAAAACAAAAAGATGACACTGAATGATGTGATATTCGCTTTTGCTGCGATTATTTTTATTGCCTTTGGCTCTGCATTTTTTTTAGAATGGGCAGAAAAACACACTAAAAGCTTTACAATGGAAATCTTTTCGATGATTGGGGTTCCAGCGATTCTTTGGTGCATCGTATTGATTGCTTACAATGTGTTGCAAAAAAACGGTGTTCTTGTATGAATTGAATCAAGGAGGAACGACTATGAAAAAGATTTTGACCGTATGTGTATCCGCTCTTACGCTCATTATGCTGATGGCTGGATGCAACAAACAGGTGGTAGACCTAACGTATAGCTACTCATGGGCACAGCTGAAAATGCCCGATGGAACGATTGTTGATGGCAAGCTGAATAGTTGGGACGATTACGAGGGCGACCAGCTGCAAGTAAAGATTGACGGCGTGACCTATCTGGTTCATTCGTCGAACGTGGTCTTGCGGCATTGAAAGCGAATACGAAATCTAAGTGCATGGGCTGTCAGCAATGGCAGCCTTTTGCATATACGCACACAGAAGCCCTACAAACGCTTTTAAGGTCAGATGGCAAACTTATCGACTGAACACAGAAAACAGCGCTGACGTGACTCTACGTGGCTGTGAGCGCATTGTAGAGGTCTACGACTATTGCAGGAGGAGAAAATGGAATACATGACAGCCGATACAAAGGTCAATGGGTACATGGTTTACCCTCGATTCCTCTCGACTATTGGCGTTAGCCCAACAGAGAAAATTGTTTACATTTACCTGTTCAATCGTGCAAGGTCGTCACAGAGGGCAAGTAGAAGCGGAAAGTTTGCTGACCAACTAGGGCGAGTATACATCGTGTATCCCATCAAAGACCTTGCTGCCGATACTGGATTCACAGAACGATGGGTCAAGAAGTCTCTGAAAGAGCTGGAAGAAGCCGGGTTGATCGAGCGCAAGCGTAAAGGCAAGAACAAGCCCGATAAGATATACGTCAAAGTGCCGGAAGAATCTTCAAAGAGCGAAAAGGGAGGTGAACAATCATTCACCTCTGAGGGGAACGATACTTCACCTGTGAGGGGAACAATCGTTCACCTCCTTAATATAGAAGAAAAGAAAAGAAAAAAAGTTATTAAGAAAGCGGGCGACCCGCCCGATGGGAACGCCAGTACGCCGGACTTCGAGGATGTGAGCGAGTATTTTTTGGATGCTGGATGTGAAAACAGGCTTGCCAGCAGGTTCATGAACTACTATGAGGGAACAGGCTGGATGACCAAGACCGGAAAGCCTATAACAAACTGGAAGGCCTTTGCTGATATGTGGATTGACAAGGAACAGGAGAAGCAACAGTACTGTGAACCAGAGTTCAATCGTCTGTAAAGGTTCTTTCCCCCTATAACCCTCTATCTCCAAAGCTACACCGTTAGCCAGCAGAGCAGACCGTAGGCGAGAACTAGCGTGAGATTCGGACTGGTGGATGGTCTAGGACTATTTAACATGGAGAATTGACTTCATTTTGTAGTCGGTTGGATATGTACAAATGTTGCGTTTGCTATTCCTAGTAGAATCCTATGGATTGGACGTAATACCATAGTTTGTTACTGGGAATTAAATCGAGCAGGAACAGACCGAATCGGATGGTATGACTATTTTAGCAGAATAATCCCTAGATAATTACTAGGATATATAAGCGTATATTATAATAAGTACGATTGGTATACGAATTTGGTATGGATGGGCGAGAATAAAATTGACAGGTGTCTTGACACAAATTGATTTTTGGGTGGTCGGATGACTTAGCGACTATCGCATCTCCCTTCTTCTAAAAGTCAAACGACTATTTCACACAAAAAATACACGACTATTTGACGATAGTTCGCAAGAAAATGATACAACTATTGCTCTGCGACTATCAGCGGACAGCTCGTTGCTATACTATATATAGGACTTTCAAACTGTGGTCGTCTGACGACTTTACGACTATTCCGCGACTATTTGCCGGGAGAAATTACGACTATTAGCTACGACTATTCCAGCCGGAACGCTACGACTATTGCTGACCTCTATTGGCTATCGGGCGAAAGCCCGAAAAGAGATGCGGCGGCAAGCCGCCAGTGGTTCCGCGCCCCTGCCGCTGGACTGCCCCGCCGTGTGGAGTGTGCCAGGCAGACCCGGCGCGCCCTGACTGCTGACCCGGTGCCAGACCTTCAGCCGTTGCGCTGACTTCTGCACCGGATGCAAGCCGGATGCACTGACCCGCTGCCGTTGGCATGGTCTGCGCTATGATGCACCGCCGGGCATGGATCCATAACAGGGGCGCACCCTTGTACCCTTATATACCTTATTATAATGGGGCGGCTGTGCTGAGCTGTACAGCGTCCGGGCGTGGCGTTGGTGTCTGGTATCGGTGCGGGTGCAGCGCTTGATGGTATGCCCTCCAGCGTGGCGCAGGCGGTGTATAGGCGGCTTGTGTATTTGCTGTATTGTGTGTGCTGGAATGGGGCAAATCAACGGAAACGCCGCTGTAAAGCCCTGTAAACGGTTTTGGCATTTTGGCTGTATAATTGCATGAACGGAATAAAAGCCGCTGTAAACGCTTGTTGGCAGCTCATACGTTGCCGGGCAAAAATAAAATCCCTGCACCCCCAGCAGATGCAAGGCAAAAGAAAAGCCCCGCCGGGTTGTGGCGGGGTGTGACTGTTGCGGGCAAATTAAATTTTATACTGGTCAAAAAAGTGCCTTCATTTCGTCGTCGTCGTACTCTGTCAGCTGATAATACCACTCATCATAAGATACATGGTATACGATTGCTGGAATGTCTTTTTTCTTGTAACTTTCTAGGCTGTCGAACTTGTCAAAACAAGAAGCGGGATGTGGGCCGATATCATCACCCCGGTAAAAATACACTGCGTTGCCGATTTTGACGGCTGCCCCAGCACCACGCCTGATAAGTTGGGCAAAAATCTTTTTTTCATCGGCTGACATTTTACGGGAAAATTCGTTAAACCCTTCAATAACCTTCATTTTATACGCTCCTCCCTTGTGTGGACTTGCTGTCGCTAGTATATCATACTGCAAGCCCGATTAACAGGACTTGCAGAAAGTTTTTTTCCTTTTTTGGCTGGGGCGGGGTTGCTTTACGGTGCAGCCCCGCTAAAGTATCCGGCTAGGTTAACGTTGCTTGCGCCAAATGTTATAATTAGAGGCGGTCATAATCATATAGCCGCCGCAGACCTTGACAACAACGCAGTCACCGGGGCAAACCTTGCGTGCATAGTATCTGGTGGTATATAGTCCGGTCGTTGCGTCATATCCCTTATTACTAGTCATAATATATAGACCTCCTCACTTGCTTGCCTTAAACAAAGCACTAAAAAACCAAAAACAAAACAAGATCGCGGATAAAATCACAGCTTGCACCCCCTTATACCACGCTAAAACGCTTGTAGGTGGTTTTGCTGCTGCATTCTGCGTATATATCCGGGTGCAGCGTCTTGAGTAGCTTACTATCTAACCGGACGCTTTGCACGTCCTTGTAAATGGCTTTTGCGGCGCCCTGCGTCATTTCTGGCGCGCCCTGCATCATGCAGATAATATCTGCTTTAATGCTTTCGTTCATTGCTTCAAGCTCTTCCAAAAGCCGCTTGTTTTCGCGGTATGCGTTCACCTTTTCTTCGAACAACGTCATTTTTTAGCCCTCCTTATTAACTGTTAAGAAATGCAATCATAACCAGTGCGCCGGAGATCATGCCGCCCACGTACCAGATTGCAGCCCCCTGGGTTGCATCAAGTGCAATCATCTTTATACCTCCGTGTATCCGTCTGCCATGGCTTGCGCCTTGATAGTGTCCATATCCCGTTTAGAGACGGTGGGAACGTCCTTAAATACACAGCCGTCAGGGACGCGGGAAAAGGTTTTTGCACCAGTGTCAATACACAGATAGTGTCCGGTGCCGTATACGGTGGTTTTCGTTCTAAACTCCAATTTCATAGATTTTGCCCTCCTTTTACCCTGTTATTCTGTTGCTGAGTGCTTCGTAGTCGAACGTGTCGCCGTTTGCAGCGATAAAGGTATATACATGATAATCTTTTGTGTATTGCTTTGTTTTTACTTCAACAAGGCTATCAAGAATGCTTTTTTCACGGTATCCGCAGAGTTTATAAATTGCTGGCAGGCGGTCGGCGATGCTTTCATCTGACAGTAGCACGATTTTGGCATATTGCTTTATGCTAATATCGTTTACGGCTTTCAGAATATCGGCTTTTGTGAAAAGATATTCTTTTTTGTCGTGGATCTCTTTTTCAAGTTTGCAGTTCCTAAAAGCTAAACTGATCTTTTTGGAATCAAGAGTTTCATATTCTGTGCTAATGTGCAGGGCGTTTTCTAATACTACTTCATATTTGGGATGCTTCAAGGGCTTTCCGGTTCGGCTGTCGGTGTATTTGATTTCTTTTCTGTCGTAACTGCCAAATTCAAGAATGTATGCATTGCCGTCTTTTGCTTCAATCCTATGGCTATACACTCCAACGCGATAATTACCAACATCAGAAAGCTTTGCGATTTTGTCGCCCTTCATGAACGGGCAGCCGCGGCATTCAAGATAAAGGATGTTGTTTGTGGTTTTCATGGTTTGTCCTCCTGTTTTGGTTCAATGGGGTTTGTTCTTGTTTGTGCTTTTATTATACTATCAATAGGATGGTATGTCAATAGATAGATAGTGATTTACTATCACAAGAAACAACAAAATATCCTTGTGATATTTGTTCATATTGCTATCAATATACCATGCTTGTGATAGAGCTATCATAATGCACATGATAGATGGATTGTCCGCCCTCCCGCGCCCGCCACCGGCACGATCTACCCCGCGCGGGCTGTCTGGTATCGGGTGCAGACCGGTGCAGCGTGTCCAGTGTCCGGGTGTGTGTCGGTGCGTGGCGTGGTCTGCCTTGCATTTGGGCAAGGTCTGCCCTGCTGCCTGTCGTGCTCAGTCGTTCCTGGTGCGCTGGGGGCTGTGGTCTCCACCGGCGGGGTATACAGCCGCCGCCCAGCCCCGCCCGGTCAGTCCCGTCACCACCGAAAAAATAAAAAAGGCTCAAAACACACCCCCACCCATATCTCAAGTTCCAAAAATTTCCCGCAAAAACAAAAAGACCCCTACAAAGGGTCTGTGTTCTGTGCTATACTTGCCTTACAAGCCTTGAAAGGGAGGAATCTGCAATGAATCAAAAGAATGACAAGAATAAAGAAAGACGCGAAAAGAACGAAAAGATTGCCGCCTCAATATGGGGCATCATTATCGGCGTAGCTCTTTTGGTTTTTGGTGTGTATCTTATGGCACATGGTATTTCAAACGTTATATAAAATTCTGGACAAAGAAAGGAAGAATCAAAAATGAGAAAGAGAATCATTGCGGCAATTCTGATGGCTGTCGTACTTTTAATGTCCCCTTTATGTGCGATAGCTGTCGGAAAGCCGGATGAGATTGCATCCCTTGCTCAACTAGAAGAAACTAACGAAGAAGGAACTGTTGAAATTAAGGAATCCCATAGTCACCTTGAAACCAAATACGAGTACGGTAAAACGAGATACTATGTCTACTACGCTGTACTGGTTGAGAATACGTACCCCGATTACGCCGTTGATTTTGTATCTTTAAAGGCCTCTGTTTTCGGTTCTGATGGTTCAGTATTAAAAACCGATGAACAAACCCTTGACTGGATTGCAGAGGGAGACTCTTATTGGTACGCTGGATATGTGTCGTTTGATTCCGAAGGCATTGCTCCGGCCAGAATGGAATACACCATTAGTGCGGATGAGTGGAATTTCCACAAAGCGAGCGCATCCAATCAGGTTATTCGTGCTGGTGAGCTTTCCGTTACCAATGTTTCTAAACGCGGCTCTGGGTACGATTTGCGTTACACAGGTCAAATTACAAACAATAGCCAGTTCACGAGCAACTGGATAAAAGTTATCGTCATTTATAAAATGAAAGATACCGAAGGGAACGAAGTTCCTGTGGGTGGCGATTACACATACATAACCGATGCACTTCCGTCTGGGCAAACAACAACATTTGAACTTTACCCATCGTCCGGGTTTGTTGGATATAGCTCCTACGAAGTCATTGCTTTGCAGGATTGACCAATAACACAAAAAGCCAGCGGCTAGATGCTCTCTAACTGCTGGCTATATTTTTGCCCTCAATACTATCAAAACTCTATTGACAGTACTATCGAAATATGATATAATCTGTGATAGAAAGAGAGGACGCAAAAATGAAAGTTGGGTATGTAAGAGTTTCGACAGCCGGACAAAACACGGCTCGTCAGGAAGTCATTATGGAACAGCTTGGTGTTGAAAAAGTGTTCATTGACAAAATGAGCGGCAAAAACACCGACCGCCCGCAGTTGAAAGAGATGCTGGCGTTTGTTCGTGAGGGCGATACTCTTGTGATCGAGAGTTTCAGCCGTCTGGCACGTTCCACGAAAGACCTTCTGGAAATCGTTGAAGAACTTGAAAAAAAGAACGTCAAATTCGTCAGCCAGAAAGAGAACATCGACACTTCTACGCCTAACGGAAAATTTATGCTGACTGTGTTTGCAGCTCTGGCACAACTGGAACGCGAAACGATGTTGGCACGGCAGAAGGAGGGAATTGAAATCGCAAAGGCAGAAGGCAAGTATAAAGGCAGAAAGCCTGTCGAAGTGGACGAAGAGAAGTTTCGGCAGCTTTATAACGACTGGCAGAATGGAAAGACCACGCCAAAGATTATGATGAACGAACTTGGGCTAAAATCTGCTACGTTCTGGCGCACGGTCAAAAAGTATCGTGAAAAGTATGGTATCACTGATGCGGCCACCACACGCAAGTATGCCAATAAAGAGGAAAAATAAAAAAAGCAGCGACCCACCACAGGCCGCTGCTACAAACAAGAACCACCAATCCCTCAACAGGATGATAGTACACCAGTATTATATCATTTCTTTTGGGGGAACGCAATACCAAAGGAGAATGAACATGGAAAATGGTTATTGTAAATCGGGAGCAATTAACAATTTTGTGAACAACATGACAGCTACCGTTGTGGAATACATTCTTGAAATAGGCATGGAAGAAACCGTAAAGAAATTGGTTGAGAATAACGTACCGTTGGAAATTTTTCCACATATCACTACTTACACAAAGGAACACGGTCTTATATAACCCTCCAGACATGGTATCGGATTGCTGAACAGAACAGGTGAAAAGGGTATTGTATGAAGAAACCGCTTTATCGTTATCAGGTATCTGATGACAAAGGGCTTGAAGAAAGAATAATGGATGTCCTTATTAAAGAGGAGCCGGATTTGAAAGATGGATACTATTCCGTTTCAAAATTAAGATATGCCGTGGAAAAGGATGAGCAGCTATGTCACGATATTTCTGTTCCACATAACAAAGCCGGTGTATTTTTTTCTATAGCTCTTTATGATAAGGGATATATTATATTTGGTGATGACAAGCATCCAGGAATTCGTCCGATAAAATGGTACGAACCTTTATTCTTGGTAAGGCTAATGGAAAAATTTAGAAAAATATATTGGTGGCCTCCCAAGCCCTACTATAAGTTATAAAACCGAATTAGAAAGGGGAAACAGCATGAAAACTGCAAAATTGTCAGAGCAGAGCTTGAAACTCATTGAAACGTTGTGCGATTACACCGACAAGCCCGATATTCTCAATGCCGTCGCAGACGCTTTGTACTACGATGCGGACGAGCTGAAACGCAGGCTCAACCAGCTTGCAGAAGAAGTCAAATAAACTGAACAATCCATTTATTAAGATGGGTTTTAGCAAATAATTTTCTGAAGTGAAATTATAAAACCGAATATTTAATTTTTGTGCAGTTGTAGGCACTCTTTACATTTTCAGGTAGGGGGTGCCTATTTTTTATGCAGCCAAAACAGTGCATTGCCATCATCGACAGCATCAAAGCGTATGCAAAGCAGAATCCGACCGAAGCACAGGTCTATGAGGACTGGTTTCAGGCGGTCGTGAACCTCAGAGACGCTCTGTCGCAAGACAAGCGGTTCGATGCCTACAAATACTCTGGTGAGCTCCGCTCTGTCTGTGCAGCCATGATGGGCAAGATGAAAACAGGCGAGGACGTGGCGAAGGTCTATGACATTATCAGCCGGACGTACCTGTTTGAAGCAAAGGATGTGTTCGACAGCTATTGCATTTACCTTGAATGGAATCGTGCGCCGGAGAAGAAGTTCTATCAACCAAGACGCAGAGTGCTGAAAGTGCTGGCAGATGACCTGGAGGACTTGTTTTATAAGCGGATAGATTTCTTGGGGGTCAGTCTTCCGGCTCGCGTGGGTAAGGCTTTGAGTGATGATACACCAATTCTTACGCGAAACGGCTGGAAGAATCACGGCGATTTGCAGGTTGGTGATGAAGTTATCAGTCCAAAAGGCAAGTTTGTAAAGGTGCTGGCTGTATCTCCTAAGTGCCAGCTTGATGTGCGATGCCATTTCTCTGACGGCACATACATTGACTGCCACGAAAACCACGAGTGGCCGGTCTTTAACCGGCATAAGAACGGATTTGATGTAATCGAAACCAAGCGGATGATGGAAGATTATGTTGCCGACACGAAGGACGGTATAAGATTCTGCTATCAGGTTCCGTTCAAAAATTTTGTCGAAGGAGAATATAAGAAACTGCCTGTTGAGCCGTACACATTGGGTGCATGGCTTGGCGATGGTCGCAATCAGCACCCGGATATTTGCGAACCTCCTTGTGATCGAGTGATTGTTGAGCGTGTTATTAACGATGGATACCCTGTTAGCTGGCACACTGTCCATAAGGATACTGGCGTTGAGTACTACGGATTCTCTGGCTTGCGACAGGCACTCCAAAAAGGCGATATGTGCCATAGTCACCGCCGCTGCGTGAAGCACATCCCAGAAGAATACTTTACAGCCAGCATTGCACAGCGCATGGAATTGCTTGCTGGGCTGCTCGATACAGACGGTACGTTACGGGCAAAAGAGCATCGGTACGCTTTTTCTACCACAGAGCTGCAAATGAGAGATGATTTTGTCACGCTGGTTTCTACCTTTGGATGGAGATGTAGCGTGGTTGAATATCCACCTCGTGTATCATCTAGTGGCATTAAAGGAAATCTGACGGTTTATTCCATCTCTTTTAATCCTACCTGCCCTATTCCCTGCGTTGTTCCTCGCAAGCAGTTAAAGGAGTTCTCCAAACCTCGCCGTGTGGCATTTTGCGGGTTTGAGCGCATCGAGCCGAAGCAGGGCAACTGCATTCAGGTTGAGGGCGGCGTATATTGCGCTGGCAAACGGCTGATTTCTACCCATAACAGTACGCTGTGCATCTTTTTCATCACATGGCTGATGGGCAACCGCCCGGACGTTGCATCGGTTATGAGCGGACATTCTGACAAGCTGACTAACGGCTTCTACGGCGAAGTGCTGTCTATCATCACTGACCCCGTTACCTATAACTGGGGCAAAATCTTCCCGGACGTTCAGCTTGTAGATAAGAGCGCAAAAGACGAAAGCGTTGACCTAAACCGCAAAAAGCGTTTTCCAACCCTAACGTGCCGCTCCATTGGCGGCACGTTGACTGGTGCTGTTGAAATTGGCGAAGGTGGCGTTCTGTACAGCGATGACTTGATTGAGGACTTGGAAGAAAGTCTGAACGTTGAGCGTCTAAACAACAAGTACGATGCCTACCTGAACCAGCTAAAAGACCGCAAAAAGCAGGGTGCATTGGAGCTGATGGTCGGTACACGCTGGAACGTGCTTGACCCTCTGGGGCGCATCCAGAGCCAATACGCAGACAACCCCAAGTACAGATTTCGGGTGATTCCTGCGGTGGACGAGAACGGACACAGCAATTTCAATTATGACTACGGCGTTGGGTTTGACGATGCCTACTATGCCGATATGAAAGCCAGCATTGACGATGCGACATGGTGGGCAAAGTACATGGGCAAGCCCTATGTGCGTGAAGGTCTACTGTTCCCTGCCGATGAACTTCGATACTTTAACGGTGTTCTGCCTGATGGCGAGCCTGATCGCAAGCTCATGGTCATGGATATTGCATGGGGTGGCGGTGACTTCACCGCCTGTCCTATCGCTTATGTGTACGGCGATGCTGTGTTCATCCCTGACCTTGTGTTCAATAACGGCGACAAGACCGTGACCAGACCGGAAGTCGTGGGCAAAATTATCCAGCATAAAATCAACGTGGTGCGCGGCGAAGCCAACAACGGCGGTGATGAATACTGCGATGTAGTGGACAGCCAGCTCCGGCAGCAGGGCTATCACTGTTCAGTCCGTAGCCAGCGTGCGCCAAGCGGTCAAAGCAAGCTGTCCAGAATTATTCAGTATGCGCCAGACATCAAACGGTTCTATTTCCTTGACGAAAAACACCAGTCGAAAGAGTACAAGGCGTTCATGGAACAGGTGACGATGTTCACGCAGCTTGGTAAAGTTCCGCACGATGATGCACCGGATAGTCTGGCACAGCTTGC